AATACGGAAATATATCCGTCGATGTCGCGGAGCAGATGCTTATGGTCTTTGCCTACCATCTCGGCAACCTCGCGGCTGTCGGTGTAGAGCTGATTGCCCTGCTGAAATACTGATAATTTGTTTTCCATTTACTGAAACCCCTTTGAAAATTTAGTACGAGGGTTGCAAACGGAAACGGAACCTGCTATCATAAAGTCACCACAATATTATGAGAGCAGATACGTCCCTGCTTGTCCCTTCGCCCAATTAACAGTATATCGGATATTTCTTCGATAGTCAAGCAGACTTAGAGAAATATTCGATATTCTGTGATATATACAGAAAGTTGGTATAAAAATTGGACAGTATTGACAAAATTTTAAATTTAATGAGCAATAGAGGGGTTTCAGCTTATCAACTAAGCAAAGAAACAGGTATTGCTAATAATTTAGTGAGTCAATGGAGGCAACACAAGCAAAATCCATCTATTAAGAGCATTAAAAAAGTTGCAAAATATTTTAACGTGCAGTGGGAATCACTCATGCCGGATGATGAAGAGACAGACGAAAATTTTTCTTTCAATGAAGCACTTGAAAAGTTCCAAAAAACGTGCAATGATAATAAGTATAAAGAAATATGCTTTTCAAACGTTGAATTGGAATATCTTAACAGCTTAAAGCGGCTGAACAATGGTGGAATCAAAAAAGTCTTAGCTTATATAGATGATCTTTCTGGTAATCCAGAATACAGAGCAGATAAAAAATAAAGCCGAGAAATAATCTCGGCTTTTACTTTTTTCGCAGATCGCCGGTAATCCACCTGAAAAAGTGGCATAGTCCAGCTAAGAACAAAGCTAAAATTGCGCTGCACATCAGTATTACCTCTTGACTTTTTTGGTAAAAAGAGTATAATATATATAGACAAAAGCAAAGGGCCATCTGCCAAAGCAGACAGTCCAAAGCGCGAATAACCGCTATCCTTTGGCTGGGGGCGGTTATTTTTTTGGCCTTCGGCCACACGCGTGTATGTACCCCGTCGCCGCAACGAACAAAAATCCGAAGCTAAGCACGAGAGTAATAGCTTGCGTAGCGTCCATGCCTTCATCACTCCTTTCCGCTTGGGCAAAGCCCAAAGCAATGAAAGGCTCCCGTGTGGGAAAGAAGTGAACCGTCCCTGACCCTTTGCAATTTCATTATATCACTATTAAAGAAATTTTCAATAAAATTTTAGACCTATATTGACATTTTAATCCATCATGGTAAAATTAGGAGAGGAGGGAAATAAAATGAGTGTAGCATTTGGAATCTCTGGAATGATTGGATTCATTGTGGTCTTAATTGGGCTAATCGTAGCGGCAGTTAGAAAAAAGCCCAAAAAGCCATATGTTATTGGGCTGCTTGCTTGCTTTGTGCTGTTTATCGTTGGCGTTTCGCTCCCAAGCGACAACGCAGCACCAACAGCAGTGCCGTCTAGCGCACAAAGCGCTTCGCAAATTGCCAGCTCACCAACAGCAACGTCGAGCAACATACCAAGCAGTGTGCCGGATTCTGGCACCGTGAAAGTGGACTATAAGAAGCTGTACAAGGATTATGAGGACAATCCAATAAATGCCGACAAAATATATAGGGACAAAAAGCTGGAAATAACAGGTAAGATTGCTAATATTGATAGAGATGTTGGCCAGAGTCCGTACATCACGTTCTTTGTAGACGAATATGGAGCAAAGAGCATTAAAATGTCTTTCAATGATGATGATCCTGTTGCAACGCTGAAAAAGGGGCAAAAGGTTACAGTAACAGGAAATTGTAGTGGAATGTTTGCAACAGTGCTTGTGGAGTTGGACGACTGCACCATAGTAAAATAGCAAATAATAAAAGCAGACGGTGAGCACCGCCTGCTCTTTTTATAGCTCGATTTAATTTTAAGCTGTTGGGCTAGTACGCCCAAGAATGCGGTTCCCACGGTTCGCGGATTCCGCAATTTTTTTGTCGTCGGTGTAAAGAAAAACCTGTATGTTTTCAATGGCATGCTCCATTTTGTCCATGCGGTCGAGAATACGATCTGTGTCCACTTTATCGTTGCTAGATCCGCTGTTTTTGACAATTCCCTTGGCAATTTTTGAAAATGCTTCATCGTTGAGCGGAAGCGCGGCTTCCGGACCGGCTTCACCGATACCGGCAATCGTAGGGGTATCAAATATACCGCCGTTTGCGTGCCATTTAACCTGTAGTTTTGGCAATTGCGTTGGCAAATGCAGAGCGTTTAAAACGTCATAAATCCATCCCGTAGACTTCCATCCGCCGCTTACCCACGATATTTGTGGAATCTCAATTTTGGGCCATTTGATATTTTTGAATGGGGCTGTGATTGCATCTATCGCTTGCTTTGCAAGTCCTTTCCATTTTTCTTTTGTAAACCAAGGAGCCACATCCTCTCTGAACCATTTTACAGGTCCCCATGATTTCCACCATGACTTGAACTCGTTCCATTTTTCTTCAACGCCTTTGAGAGCTTCTCCCATTTTGTCTTTGATGTAATTCCAGTTGATAGTCGCAGAAGTGGCAAGTCCAGCTCCACCAGCAATTATAAGCCCGATCCCAAGGGGAAGCATGGAACCCGTAAGGACAAGCATTAAGCCGAGTGCAAGAAGAAACGTGCTGCACACCGCCGTTATTTCTCCAAGTTTACCGGACATTTTTGTCTTTAGCAGATTCCAATTAAGAGTGGCCGCAGATACGATCCCAATTGACCCTGCAATAATCATCCCTACGCCAAGGGGAAAATTCCCAGCGCACATCAATATTACCCCGAGCGTAAACAAGGCTCCCGATACAATAGCTGTCCATGCCCCTACTTGTTGTTTTAACTGTGAACTCATGCTTCCCCAGTTCAGAGTTGCGGAGGCCCACATGGTTGTAGCTCCAGCAATAAGCAGACCAACGCCTAAAGGAATGTTAGCTCCAGAAAAAGCGAATATTGACCCAAGCGCAAGCATGGCAACGGCACTTGTAAAGGTAAAAGCTCCTAGTGAATGCTCGACTTTCTTGCTGAGGCTATCCCAGTTTAATGTTGCTGCTGTTGTCGCTATACCTCCGGCCATAAGAGCTATACCAAGCCCCACATTAGCTCCAGAGAATGCAAATATCGCACCTATGGCAAGTTCGACAGCGCCCGTAATTGCTAAAAGCCTTTTTACCTTGTCAAGGCTAGTTTTTGTCTTGTCATGCAAATAGTCCCAATCTTCTTTGGCCTGTTTTGCCATTAAAACGGCTCCGACTGCCATCAGTCCCAGCCCCAGCCGCACGTTTGCTCCGGAAAATACAAGAATTGCACCAATAACCAAGGGAGACGCTTTTAAGAGCCGGTTCAACGTATTAACGTTGTCCTTTACAAAGTTCGCAATTTTGTCTGTGACTTGACCGATCTTGTTCACCCATCCCGGAACTTTCACGGTTTTGAACATATTGCCGTAAGATGGCATACCGGCAGAGCCAGATCCTGATTTTGATTTTGGGGTTGAACTCTCGGTCTCTTTAGAGAGTTTGTTCAATTCATCAAAGCCCATAACGGTACGTTGCAGCTCTTTTATTTTTTTATTGGCATTGCTTGCGCCGTTGCCGGACTTGTTTAAGGTGGCCGCATAATCCACATTAGCTCGCTTTGCTATTGTAACGGTGCTGGAATGGTTAAAGATCCGCGCATTAAGCGCGGCAATCGTGTTAAATACATTCGTCAAGGCGTCTGTGATCTGATTCAAAACGGGGACTAAAGACTGGAGCACTGGCATGAGAGCCGCTCCAACGCTGTTTTTCAGATACAGCGAGTTGGTTGCGAGAGCGGACATCGCGCTGTTTGCCCTATTGCTTGCCTGTGCCATGTTCTGCATGCCGGTGGTAATGCCTTGCGAAAATGCGCTGAAAATACGGAAAGCTGCAATACGGACAAGCATCTTTTCCATCATGCGCATAGTGCTAGACCATGCGCTTTTAGTTTTACTGGCGGATTTTTCGCCTTTGCTGCCGAGTCTGGAAAAACCCCATCCGGCTTTTTCGGTGGAGGAAGCAACACTTGACATTTCTGCTTTCAGCTTTTCTTGCTTATTGAGAAGCCGATCCATAGCACTGTCAGCGGACAGCATACGCTTTTCAATACGGAGATATGAGTTGCTGCCTTCGCCGCTTTCTTTTGCTGCTTGTGATGCCGCCGACGCAAGATTGTGATAAAGTCCGCGCTGGTTGTCAATTTGCTGGCTTACCAGTTTAATTTTTTCTGCAAGCTCATTAAACTGTGCCTGTGCGCTGGATGACATATGGGATACATGGGGAATCAGCCCGTCAATGAAGTTTTGAATTCTTCCGATTTCAGACTGTACATTGCCCGTGCTGAAATTAAAGGATACTTTATGGGGAGTTCCCATTTCAGAAGCCAATTTTGTGTGCCCCGGTGCCGGAGTGGGTTCATATGTGTCCGTTGGAACCTCCGGGGTAAGATTAATTCCCTCGTTGCCGGTGCTCGTGTTATATTTTTGTGCAAACTCTTTTGTTGGCATTGAAAATGCTGCATTATTATGAGCCGCGATAGCTTCCGCTTCTGATACCTTTTTAAAGGCATTCGAGAGCTTTTCTGCTTGCAGCCTTGACTTATCCATAGACACATTTGCACGGTCTAAGCGCGCTTGATACATGGCCTCATTTGCTTCGGCCTTTTTGCTCGCCGCTGCAACGTTCCCGGTGGATTTTGTCAGCCTGTCCAGTGTGGCAAACGCTTTGGAGCTGGAAGCAAGAGAGTCCATTCTTTCGGTAAACTTTGTGAGTGAGGGAACCATCTTTTCAACCGCGTCCTGCATCTTCGTGACTTTATTTATGACACGATCAATTGCATTGGCGGCCTTGTCAGACGATCCTGTAACTTCAATCATCAGATCGTCATTGTCTGCCATTTTCCTTTCCCTCCCCTATCATAAAAGCCGCAGCGCTTATGGCCACGGCTTACAAAAAAATCTCATTTGCGCTGATTTAAAACTGCGTCAATTCTGGCCGACTGTGCACGGATGCTGTCCTCAACCGCAGAGTGCTTATCTGGAAGTTCCTTTTGCTCGTCTGCCTTCTGCTTTCCAAAAATGTCCAACGGCTTTTGAGGATACTGCACATTGTTAGCAAAGCAAGCGTTAATTGCGGCAGCCACATACCGTCCTTGAATCCATGCCGCCGTATTGATCTGGCGCAGTTCATTCCGCTTTTGTTCTCGGTAGATCTTTACATAAATCCAGAACAGTCTCGGCTCCCCGTACCAGAATTCATTGATGGGACAGCCTACGATTAAGGCAATGGGAAGCAGGTTCTTCTCAAAATACTCTGTTGGGGACGGTAAATTTTCGGAGCTTACGCCTTGGGACTTTTGCTGACGAGAAATTTCTTCCCGGTCGAGGCATTGCTCCCGCCCTGCGTAAAAACCTCCATAAAGGGATTGATAAGAGCCTCATACACGGACTCAATTCCAAACTCTTCAATGGCCTTGTCGGAAATTTCCGCCGCTTCCGCCGGACTGATATTCGGGTGGAATCTGCGAAGCCCCACATAGAAAAGCCGGTCTGTAGTGCTGAACATTTTTTCTTTCATGTCGGTAAGCTGGCCGCCCATTTCCTCATACTGGCGCACGCTGCCACGGTCGAAGAACATTTTATAGGTCTTATTCTCTACATTTACATCAAAAGCTGCCATATTATTCTATTCCTCCATAATTAAAAATCAGGATGCAGAAATCAGCGCAGACGTATCATCCACATGTTCATGGGACGCAACGGCAAACGAAATTTTGGCTTCATCCTTTTTGCCTTCGCTTACCCCTTCCTTCCATGTAGCTCCGGTCCCAGAGAATTTCTCTCCGCTTCCGTCCTGATAGACAATCAAATAGTTCTTTGCGACGGTCAGACTGATTGCGGCAACCACTTTGGCAAAGTTGTCCTTAGTGTAGTTGTACCCGAATTCATAATCAGGTGTATCCGGGCGGTCTGAAATATACTTTTTTTGGGTATCAGACAGCGTTGTTGCATCAATTTTTCCGGGCGCGGAACCTGTTGCCGGGGCAGACGTAATGTCAACCAGTTTTTCATATTTCCCAGCCGTTGCACCTTCCGCGTACAAATAGGTACCAACATCCGAAATTGCAATAGGAGTATCAGGCATATGTATCCCTCCAAAAATTTAAGAATAAATGATTTTTCTAGACTCGTCGATTTTGCACTGATAAATCAGCATATATCGGTAAATCGTTGTATCAAGCACATTGTCAACCGGTTTTGCCGTAATACGCTTCAAATGATATTGATCTTCCATGATCGGCACTATTGCATCACGAATTTTCTTTACAACAATCTCACCGGTACTGTGATTTGCGTAAATGTCGATTTTCCATGACGCTTGCGACTGCCGTTCCCCATAGCTAAGATTGTGGGATGTTTCCGTGTTATCAAGATCAGCAATGGTAACGTATGGAAAAGTTGTTGTCGTTGCCTGGTATTTCTTTTCAACCAGTGCGTTCGGATACAGCTTCAAAACGGCAGACTTTATTTTGTTGTAAAGCTCATTTGTAAGATCAAGCATGTCCCATACTCACCTTCAATGCTTCTCCGGCATATTGCCGCATAAACTCACGGGTACGGTACACGAAAGCAGAAGCAGGTTGGCCTTGCGTAGTGTGCCAATTCCCATCTCTATCTTTAAACGACCAGCCCTTTACACCATGACCGTTATGGTCGTATACCCAACCGGGAGCCGGTTCAGGGTGGGGGCTGTCTCTGCCACGAATTCCTGTTCCGTACTCCACAAAGATTGCATAGTCAGAGCCAACTAGAATTTTACCGGTATTGGCGTTCTCGTCATATTCCCATGAGATACTTCCTGCAAGTTCTCCACTGTCAACTTTCACAATGGAAAGCATGTATTCGTACCCCTTTTGGGTTAGCTCTTCAACGGCTTTTCTTGTTCCACTGTCGATTGCATCTGCCTTTTTCATCAAAAGGTCTTTAGCATTTTGAATTGATGACCGGCTGAATACGTTTATGGAAATCTTCTCGCTCATGCTTTAGGTGCTCCTGCAATCTTCTTGAAATACACGGTAATCTGGCTGCCTGTATCAAGCACTTGTTCAACCGTGTAGTTGTAATTCATTGGCTTTGCAGGATCTCCGTCAGAAAGTGTGCCGTTTGGCTGAATACCAATCCAAGCAATAGAGTTTTCAACAAACTCATAGCCGCCAACATCAAACGGAGTAAACTCGGCCTTTAGTATGCTTTTGACATCGGTACCGAATGCCTGCCGTTCAAGTTCATCGGTAATTGGCTTGACATTGATGGATAGCTGTACTGGTTCATCCCACACGTTTTCCATAACACCAGTATCGTTTCCGTCGGAATCCTTAATCTCTTGCTGTGGCAAAGGCTGCGAAACGTACACTGTACGCTTTTCCTTTTTGAGACTTCTCATGATATCACCCTAGCTACTGGAGAAATATCGGCTAGCATGCTTTCCGGAATAGAGGCGCTTTCGTATTTGCGATCTACGCCGTTTTCTTTATGTTCTGTTTCTCCCTCTGCCCCTTGCTTGTTGTACAAGTAGGCGGCAATCTCAATTTGCTTCATGTTCCAGCGCTGCTCCATGGGATTGTCTGGCAGGCCTCGCCGCTCTTCAATGGCTGATTCTGCCGTGTCAAGAAGCATCTGGAGTTTCGCGTCCTGCGTTGAATCCGGGATGTCAAGCCATAGTTTCAGTTTTTCAAGTTGAGAAAGGTCCGCCATAAATTACCTCTTCTTCTGTGTTGCCTGTTGTTTTGCGTTTAAATTGCTGGATGCTTTTGCCTGTGGTGCCAAGGAAACGGCTTTTGCCCCTTGCTTGACTAATTTACTCACTTCGACGTCGGGTACATCAAAAGGCTTTAGGGGCGGCCTTAAAAGGCCGCCATAAAGCACATAAAACGGAAATACGACTTTTGCCATAGTCAAGCCACCTTCATAACGCCCACGGTGTTCATGCCCTCATAAGACGGCAGAACAATTTCGGAAGCAATCGTTTCAAGATTCACCGGATGTGGCTGCAAAATCTGCGTTACCGCAATGCCTGTGCCAACCAAGGAAGTCTTTGCCTGCGGCGTAGACTTTCCCATAAGGTCAGCCTCCTCCGGGGTAGTGCCATAGTATGTACTGCCAAGGCTTACGCCGCTGTCAAACAGTGTGACATACTTGTCCGGATAGTACGCATGGACGGCCTTGCTTTCATCACGGAATTTTTTTGTGTAAACAATAATGCTCACGCCAAGGATCTGCGAAAATGCCTGCTTTACAATGCTCGGTGTAATGAAGATGTTGGCCACCGGGTTTTGTGCAAGAATAGCGTCATGAACCTGCTTTGAAGCCATAAGCATATTGAATGTCGCGCGGCTCATAATCGCAGTGTTGGGACGTGAGCCTGTGGCGTTTTCAATAGTATCCTGCACGGCTTCAATGTCGGTAATGGGCGTTGCTGTGGCTGCCACATTCCACAACTTAGTGGAATCCGCAATAGGCACATAGTTAGATGCTTTCCAGCTGCCGTCAGGGTCATAATTATAGGTATAATCGACACCATTTGCGGAAATGTGGATACCGGCATTCCCGGAATCAGGAGCCAGAAGCTGCATTCTCATACGTTCTGGGACAACATAAGCGCCTGCGACAAGGTCGTCAATGTCGTGATAGATATTGTCAAGAACCGCCTGCACAAATGGACTGTTGGAATCCTGTGCCTTAAGGATTTCCTGCCGGTCTTTTTCATTGATGTGGTAGCCTTCACGGAAGAATGGCATTTCGGTTTCAATCTTTGAAACGCCAATCCTGTCGCGGAAGGTGGCTTTTGCATCAAAGTTAGAAGGTTTCAGGGAAATCGGAAGCCCGCGCGTGCCTTTAATCCATGAAAGATCAAGCCCTGCTTTCTTCCGTTCAGGGAAAAGCCCTGCACCAAGGAAAGGCTGTTTATTGCTGGGATCTTCGATAAACGCCGCAGAAACAGCTTCCGGCGAAAAAAGTTCAGTTAAATTCATAATTGTTTCCTCCTGTCAATCAGCAAAAAAGGACCATTGGGAGCGCGGATTTTGTGGCCGTGTCAACCGTAACACCGGAATGAGCCTGTGCTTTTACTGTGTCAATGAATCCGTGAATGACGATAGTGCCATTCGGGTTATCAGTCGTAACATCCGAAAGCAGGATGCCGACTGCATTCGAGACGTTACTCGTAGTTACTGCGGCTTTGCCGTCGGCTCCAATCGGAGTGCCTGCTTTGAAAATGCCGTCGGCATTACCTGTAAAGTCGAGCGTCTTTGGAATGGCTACATAATGGTCGTTGGCAAGAATTTCTGTAGTCCCGCCGTATATGCCCGTTTTAGTGAATTTCATTGTTTATTCCCTCCGTTAGTTTTTGTCGATAAACTGTTTCAGGATGTCATTAGAGGCTTTTGACTCGGCTGCGCGGCGCTTTGCAAAGCCTTTTGCGAGCTTTACGGCAGCACTCGTACCATTACTGCCCGGGTCATCATCAGAATCAGGCTTTTTAACCTTTTTCATGGCTTCTTTAATTTTTTCGTTGGTGGCCTTGTCAATAGCATCTACAAGGGTTTGAGTGCGCTTCAAAGTTTCGGTCTCGTCCTCCGTAACTACGCTGTCAAGCATTGTAGAGCGTGCTACGTCGTCGGTAACGCCCCTGCTTACCAGCAGCGACTCGGCTTTGAGACGGCATTTTGCTTTCGCAAGCTCGGCTTTCTGGTTGTTCAATTCATCAAGTTGCGCCTGCACTTTTTGTTCTGCCGTCATTTTGGATTCTTTTTCAACCTGTGCTTTGATTTCAGGCGTAAGTTTTGCCTTCATGGATTCCTCACGGGATTTCAAAGCCTGTTGAATTTCACGGTCAAAGTCGGCCTGCGTGGCAAAAGACTTGAAAGGCTCTGTATCTGTCTGCGTCTGCGCAGTCGGTGCATTAGTCTGTGAATTTGCTGTTTGCGTGCCATTTTCGACGCTTGTAGAAGCCGTGGAGCCTGCTTCAGCAGTTGTCTGAGAAACTGTACCAGTGGCAGAACCACCGCCATTTTCACCGGCAAAGCACCTTGCATACTGCCGAATTGTTCTAAACCTTTTCATCCTGAATTCCTCCGTATTCCGTGCCGTTCCTCTGCTTTCTTCCCCCGTAGGTTTTACTCACTTCGGCCCGTCTCGTAATAAATTTTCTATTTATTCTCAAAACCGACGTGCTTGGCGGAACCGTCAAGCGTCAGGATTTGGAATCGCTTGCTTGCGTTTGGAAGCATCAGCCCCCGAAGGGCATAGCCGCCATAATCTTGAAAACTGCTGCATACGACGCTAGTAAATTCCGTTGTGGAAACTGCTTCGTTGTGCATATCCACTCGAATTTTGCAGGGCGGCGTTTCTTCCGGAATGTGGGTGTGGCCGGAAATTATAATGTCAGCTCCGTCAACCGTGTACTCCCACTTTTGGAGTTTGTTTCGCGTCTTGCCGTGAATGAGCACCACACAATAGGAAACCTGTCTGTCTTTTTTCGCCGTACCGAGGCTGATTTTTAGGAAACAGGCGTTTTGCCTGTATCTATCCTCAATGCCCAGTCTGCAAAACACATCGTAAAGCGGGTCATCGTCAACATCGCGGATATTTCGGTAACAATGGTTTCCGCCGCAGGCTCCGAGGATTTTCTCTTTGATTGGGTTTAACGCCTCATAGAGATATTCCTTTTGCTGTGCGGGGCGCATCTTTTCCTCGTAGACATTCGTTTTGCTAGTCTTAATCCCGTTGTTCAGCATGTCGCCTGCAATAACCGCATACCCATAAGGGTCGCCCTGAACGGTTTGGACCCACAACTTAAATAGCTTTTCGTCGAATTCAGCAGACCCTATGTGTGCATCGGCTATCGGGTAAAGATGGATGTACGGAAAATCCCACGGGAGTTTGTGCTTCACCATAACAAAGTCATTTATCAAGTTTTCGCCCCCGTATTTTTTCAATAAAGAAGGGTTTTACCGGACGCTATGCCAGTCATTTTATCGGCAGAAGCCCTTAAACTTGCCTGTGGCATGGTCGGAGAGATTTGAACTCCCATAAGCGGTTTTGGAGACCGCTATGCTTCCGTTGCATCAAGGCCATATGTGTGCGCCGCTGCCTCTGGGATTCCCCACGGCGCAAATTAAGGCATACGAGAAGGAGTAAATCGTTGGGGATATTTGGCTTTTGTGGTGGCGGTAATATTAGGCCAATACCGCTAATGGCTCATGTCCTGTTCTGCTGAACAGAAAAGAAAAAAAGCGCCAACCGTTCGGGATTTCCGGATAACTGGCGCTCTAGGCGCTCTAATTTTTTCCTTGCTAGGAAATGACCGCTGCTATCAGACAAACGATAAAAATAACT